GGACGAACCTCCCGCCTCCAAACACAATCATGACGTACCAATTCTTGCCGCTCCATCCGGAGCCACGCCGGACCCTGCCAGGCCCTACAGCACCGAACCGCTGCCAAAGCCAACTCTGCCAGGCTATGCCTCTCCGAGCCGTACCTAAACCTGACGAACCTCGTATCTAGAAAGCTTTCAGGCCGCCAGGACCAGCGGCTTCTCGACCTCGTCGAAGGAGACGAGGTTGAAGCTGCCGAACCGCGGCCGGTAGTCGCAGAGGCCCGAGTAGATCCCGGCGTCCACGATCGCCCGCTTGAGGTCCTCCGGGTTCGCGTCGCAGGGGAGGAGGTGGACGTCGAACTCGAGGGACCATCCGTTGAACTTCGGGCGGGTCCGCATCACCCTGGCCTTCTGCACGCCGGCCGCGCGGCGGTCGCGGAACCGCGGGTCCGCCCAGAGGCCCTCGCGGGTCCGGGGGCCGTCGTAGATGAGCGGGTAGATGTCGCCCGTGGTGGAGATGCAGGACTCGAAGACCTTGCCGAGGCGACTCCTGGTGGCTCCGGCCTTGAGGCAGGCGTCGATGACGGTCCCGGGGATGTAGGGGCCGTGGACCGGATCGAAGTAGAGGCCTCCCTGGAACTCGATCTCGGCGATGAGCATGTGATCCGCGTCGGACTTCTTGCGCTTCTTCGTCTGCTCCTTGAGGCGCTTCGAGAACTCGTTCAACGGATCGACGAGCTGACCGTTGTGCATGAGAAGGCTCCTGCCCTCGATCTTGACGTGAAAGAACCTGATGTTCATCTGCGTTTGTGTCTCCCTAATTTGGTTTAACGAGCCGTGAACCAGCCCTTACGTCGGACGCCTCGGAATTTCCGGACGGGACGACGCCTCGGGGAGCGGAGCGGGCTTCTCGAGGGCGGCGAAGGCCGAGATCCGCTCAGACTTGTCCGGAGGCGGGGGCGAGTCAGCCTGAGAAGGGATCGGGGGAGCGGCCTCGACTCCCGCCCACACCGCCTCCCTGTCCATGCGCTCCTGGGCGCGGCGGAACGTCCCGCGGCGGTCAGGGTGGAGTCCTGCCTCGTCGACCGCCGAGATGACGTCGACGGCACGGAGAACCTTCTTCTTGGCGGTCCTCGAGAACTGGAGACTACGCGCGAGCTTCTGCTCATCGTCCGCAAGCTCGTAGAAGCCGGGACGCGAGCGTCCGCCGTTCTTGACGATGAACTCGAGGCGGAGCTCCTTCCGAAGGCGCTCCCGGACGTCGTGGAGCATGAGGCCGAACCTCTGATCAGTGAGTTCGCTGTACGGGGCCTGAGTTCGGACGTCGGCGACGTCGAAGGACTCGACGTCCTTCAGGAGGTCGAACAAGAGGCGGGCCATCCCGTCTTGATCGAGAAGACGGACCGGCTCCGGCTCCACCGGGGCCGCGGTCTCAGACGTGGCGACTTCGGGAGGAGGCCGCTCAGAAGGGATGGAGTCCGATCGGCCTTGAACCGTGAGATCAGTTTCGTCCATGGAAACCGATATTACAGCGGCCTCCGGATCTACGGAAATCCGAAGGCCCCCGGCGTACTGGCCTTCGAGAACCATGGCCGAGAAGACCTGCCGACTGTGCGGACTCCCGAAGGACGAGGAAGACTTCTACGAGAACCGGGCCAAGAGGCCCGACGGGAGCGTCTACGTCACCAGAAGAACGGAGTGTCGGGACTGCACGGACAAGAGGACGAGGAAGTACCACCGGGAAAACAGGCACATCGTCGTCTACGGGAACTGCCGCAAGGCTTCAAGGCACCGGGGGCTCGAGTGCGACCTCACGAAGGAAGCCGTGAAAGAGCTCATCTTGAGGCCGTGCGAGTACTGCGGGGAGGACGATCCGGCGGCGATAGGCCTGGACAGGGCGGAAAACTCTGTCGGATACGTCTTGTCGAACGTAGTCCCGTGCTGCATCCGGTGCAATGCCCTGAAGAGGGACATGCCTCTTCAAGCATGGCTTCAGATTGCCCCGACAGTCAAGAGCGTCAGATTGCTCGGGTTGTTCGGGGAGTGGGTCCCCCACAACAAAGGGAGCAATGAGCCAGGAATGAAAACCAGGAGAGGCCCGAAGGGTCCCGACGCCAGGCTTCGAAAGAGATGGCCTGGCGTCGGAGGTCCGTTCAGACTCAGATCCTGATGCGGACCTGCAATGTCGATACAATATACTCCAGCGGGAAGATGGGGACGTAGATCGAGTTCGTCCTCATGATGGTCGGGTCGTTCTGGTCGACCTCCGCCGAGATGCCCGCGACCTTCGCCACGATCTGCTGATCGATGAGGGTCGAGAACATGCCGATCATCGCGTTCTCCGACGACTTCAGGAGCGAGCCGGTGAACTTCTGGCCGATGAAGGGGTCCAGGACGCGGCGCACGGACTGCTGGACGTACTGGATCGTGAGGGTCACCGAGGGGGTCCTGGTGATGACCGACGCGAGGTTCGTCGTGAGGCCGTGGCGGACGCGCATCCCGGCGTCGACCTGCTCGATGATCGTGACGCCGCCGACCGCGACCTGGTTCGCCTCGGTGGGGTCGAGGACCCTTCCGAGCCGCTTGAAGCCGATGACGCTCCGGCGGGTCCACGGGGTGGCGACGTCGATGGACGGGTTGCAGGACGTCGCTCCGAGGGCGGCGGCCATGAAGGTGCCGTCCACGAGCTGGTCGAACTGGTTCCCGTTCTCGTCCTGGATCGTGACGACGTAGATGTCGGGGTACGTCACGACCATGAGCTCGGACGTGAGGCCCTGGGCGATGGAGCGGACCCCCGTCGCCGTGGTGCCCGCGGCCGTGCCCACCACGCCGATGCGCTCACCCTCCATGCGGGGCGAGGACATGAACACGCAGTGCGTGTTGAGGGCGGCGAAGATCTGGGGATCCGTGCCGAGCGGGACGATGACGTCCGGCTTGACGGAGCCCTCGATCGGCTTCCTCTGCTCGTTGATGGCGTCGATGTAGCTCTGGACCGTCGCCTGCGAGGAGTTCGGCGCCTTGAGGACCTGCTTGAGGCCGACGAGGACCGCGCCGTTGAGGAGCGCGAGCCTGGCCGCCATCGAGAGCGGGTAGTCCGGGGTCGGGGGGCCGAAGTTCTGCTGGATCTGGCGGAGGTCCCGGAACAGCATCGTCGACAGGTCGGTCTTCGCGAACTGGTAGGACACGAAGTAGGTGTCGCCGATGGACGGCTCGTTCCCGGTCCTGTCGTAGGTCGTCAGGAGCGCGGTCGTGTTCACCCCGAGGTTCAGGGTGTTGTACACGTTGAGCTCGAGGCCCGGGATCCCCTTCGACGGGATGGCCGCGTCCGCGGTCCACGTCGAGGAGACGATGAGGGTGAAACTTCCTCCGTTCGCGTAGTCGCCGGCCGAGGCCGGGAGGACCGTGAAGCGGAGGCCCGTCCTCGCGTCCGTGTAGGTCTGGCCCGGGATGCCGGTGCCCAAGGACCCGTTCGGGTTCGAGGACGTGACGTGGTAGCCGGCGCGGGCGGGCTCGCCGATGTCGCCGGAGGTCCCCGCGACGATGCCGATCCCGGTGTCCGTCACGAACACGGTGTTGGCCACGTTCGTGAAGGAGAGGGTCGAGGTCGGTCCGGCGGTCAGCGAGTCGATCCGGAGGAAGCCGCCGAGGCCGGGGGCCGCGACCCTGTACGCCACGGCGAGGGCGTTGAAGGCGGCTGCGGCGTTGAGGGCCGCCGCGATGGCCGCCGCGGTCGGCTGGACCCTCGTGACCGAGGAGCCCGAGGTGAACCCGAGGACCGAGTTCGCCGTCCCCAGGAGGGAGATCGAGACGAGCGAAGAGACCGTGTTCGTCCTCGACTCGAGGTAGAACTTGCCGAGGTTGATGCCCTGCCCCGTGATCGCCACGAGCTCGGAGTTCGAGAGCGAGACGATGTTGATGGTGTCGTTGAGGGCGTGGACGCCGGCCTGGGTCCTGTGGTTGTTGTACGCCTTCTTGAGGGCGTACGCCAGGACGATGGACGACTGGAGGTCGAAGGCGTTCGGGGCCGTGATCTGGTTGAAGGTGTCCGCGACGGTGTGGAACACGCCGCCCGTGTTCGAGATGTGGGCGTTGTACTTCGCCTTCTCGTCGTTCAGGAGCGTGATCAGCGTGGCGAGGTTCGTCGCCGCCGGAGCCGTGATGGTGTTGACGGCGTCCGCCAGGGCGTGCCACACGCCGCCGCCGTTCGAGATGTGGGCGGAGTACTCCGTGCTGATGGAGTTGGCGAGCGCGATGGCCGCGGCGAGGGCCGCGGCCTGGTCGGCGGCGGGGCCGAACGCGGCGTACGCCGCGTTGATGTAGTTGACGACGTCCGCGACGGACACCACCGGGCCCGCGGGGAGGGTCGCGTTGTAGTCCGCGCCGTCGATCGAGAACAGGAAGGAGTCGTTGACGGCCGCGGTGATGGAGTACGGCCCGATCGCGGTCGGGACGAGCCTCGCCGGCTGGTTGATGGCGTCCCAGCTTCCGAGGGACTCCTGGTTCGGGGAGAACTGGAGCTTCGGGGCCGCGTCGGTTTGGCCGACCGCCGTCGGGACGAGGACCTTGACGTTCGACAGGAGGCCGTTCGTCTGCGACTGGACGTTCCTGCCGATGACCTTGAGGAGGGCCTCGGTGCCGTAGGTGACGGAGGAGGCGAGGTTGTTCGGGGACGTGGAGGCGAAGGTGCCGGACCCGTCCGCGTGGAGCTGGACGTCGGCGTCGATCGCCGCGTTGATGGCGGTCACCACCATGGCGATGTTCGTCGCCGCGGAGACGTCGATGGGCGCGATGTTGATGCCGTCGACCTGGATCACGAGCCTGTCCGAGGACAGGAACGTGAGGGCGCCGGGGGTGAAGATCGGCTGCGAGACGAGTTGCGCCCTGAAGGCCAGGGAGAGGTCGACGGACACCGCCGGGTTCCCGTCCACCACGACGCCGCCGAAGACGCGGGAGTACGTGAAGACGT